GACTCACGGGCTTTTTCAAACTCAAGTCTGGCTTTATTTTCAGAAATAACTCCGCCTTCAAGCTCGAAGCGAAGCTGCTGAATTGCTTCTTTAGCATCTTCACGAGCCTTTGTGACATCTTCAAGTGCTTTTTCTGTATTCTTAACAGCTCCTTGATATGCACGCTCTGCACGTTCTACAGCAATTGCTGCATCTGCAACAGAGTTTGCTGCGTCAGATTCAGCTTCGACTGCATCTGCTTTTCTTCTTGCATTATCTCTTGTAACCTCATCGAGGTTGTAGTAGGCGTCTGCAAGTCTTTCATTTGCACGAGCAAGTGCTTCTGCAGCATCTACACCACTTGTAGTTACTTTTGCTCCAGCTTTAATAGCTTCCCCAACGCCACCAAATGTTGCCTTAAGAACTAATGCTGAAACTCCAACTGCAAGAAATGCACCAGATAAGGCTAGTAAGGCAGGTGTTGCTGCAGCAGCAAGAGATATAACTACACCTAAACCACCAACAACGGCTCCAAGAGCACCACCGACAGCGGTAATAGCTGGGGCTAATGTAAAGCCAGCCCTTGTCAAAGACATAAACTGTTTTCTTGCTGCGCCAAACCTATTTACATCATTTTGATTTAAGCTTTTTCCAAAGAGAAAAGCTGGATCTCCAGCTCCTTTTTGGAATCCTCTTGTAAAGCTACTTCCAGCATTGATTCCAGATCGCTCAGCGATTGAGTCAGAGCCATTAAATGCTTTTTGAATGTCATCTTTTACACCAGTGGTGATGGCACGAACAATTATCTCTGCACTACCAACTATTGCCACAAGCCATCACCTCCAATGCTTAGAGTTCTAACGGAGCGTCTAGTACGTCTCCGAACGGTTTAATTGATTCTGGGTTGAAGTCCGTAGGTGGGACAAAGGACTTCGTAGGTCCTGCTGTAGGATCTACGGGAACAAGTTCTTCTTCGAAGCTAGTAGTGTGCCCACTTGCATCTACAGTAGAAAATGTCTTTTTGTTGCTAGAGAATCTATAATCTTTGTTATAGAGACTCTTATAAAGAATAGTTCTAGCTTTCTCACGAGCTTCAGCTTGTTCGCCAGAAGTGACGTTAAAGTCTTCCTCCATAAAATAATGGAGGACATCTAACATGTCATCTACTTCCATAGAAGCCAACTGAAGTCCGTTCACTAGAGCTTTTCCATTTACATAAGGCCAGAGGTCTATTGCCCACTCTGCGATTGCTCTGGCCCCTGTTGAGGACGGCCTGAGTACTGTTCTGTGAGCCATCCTGTGATTTCGCCTAATGTTTCAACATTGACGATCTTTTCAGGATCTCCAATAAGAGCTTCAAAACGCTTAAAGCTTTCTGGCTTTAGAGCGTGTGAGAAGAAGTTAGTGATTGTTCTTGCTGCTGCTTCGGCATCGTTAGACGAGGCATCTGAAACCATATCCAGAAGAACTTTGCCTTGAATGCTTGAGTAGCATTCAAAACTTTCACCATAAAGTTGAAATGAGAGCGGTTCTTTATTAACATTTTCGCCGCTTCCAAAATCTTTAAATCGTGTTGTCATCTATTATTCCTTTTCTGTCATTGACGGACCACTTGCGTAGTTTATCGTTACTTAATTATAGCTTGTCTCTGAGAGCGTCAGCTAAATATCTATTTGCTTTAGTGCCTGGATGGTTTACAACGTGTGTGTAAACAACCCGTCCTTTTGAAACAAACCTAAGCATTTTTCCGCTTTTAGGTAGGATTACATGAGGTTTAGTTCCTTCGTGATGAGCTAGCGCATAGCGGAGATTTGATCCAATCCAGATTTGCTGTCCTCTTGGGTCTCTCATATGCCTCATATGAAGCGATGCTCTAAGAGCACCAGTCCTTACACCTACTCGAGAACGAGCAGATACAAGAATTTCATTTCCTTTTCTAGTGAGGTATTTTCCAACGTCACCATCTTTTTGATTAAGAAGCTTATCCAGCTCTCCATCAAACCAATTAATTTTTACTATTGCCATTATGGAACCGCAACCGTGATAGTCATTGTAACTGTCTGAAAACCGCCTTCAGGAGCACCTGTCTCAACCGTGGCAATAACACCTAGACCGAATGAGCCTCCTGTAGACCACTGATCAAGAGCTCGTGAACTATCTAAAAGGATCCATGCATCATATGCAGAGATCTCTGAGAAAGCTTGAATATCATCTGCTGCTGGAGCTTTGCCATTCACAGAAACTGTTGGAACTTCTCTAGATACAGAAACAAGAAGAGTTGCACTGCGTGGATCGTTGCAACGGCGAGGCTCTGTTGCTTCATCTCCTGGAGAGCCGATATACATCTGAAGCATTGAAACTACAACTTGCTCGCAGTCAACTGACGGGTTTCCTAAAGTCCAGTATCTACGACCTGGTAGCGGCATTGTATATGATGCATAAGTACTAATAACGGAGTCAAGAACTCCTTGCATAAGTGCAGCTAAATTCTTAGCTCCATCATCTACAGTTGCTGTATTAATAGGTGTAGGCATGTGTCCTCTTGTCTTTAGGTTGTTGTATTACACAGTATAGATTGGAATTGTTCTTTCCCCCAGTTGAACGATTACGTTACTGGAGACTAGGTGAACAACTTCATTTACTGCTGGGTTTCCAAGACTTGGTCTAACTGCGTAAAGGTCCAAGACTCCTGGATCACGAGGACCTATAATAGAATTAATTTGTGTGAATGTAGCGCTTACTCTAATTGTGTTTTCTACACGATCAATTACAGCAGCGTTAGGGATTTCAGTAGTTGTGTTGTTATTAATATCTGAAACATTGGTCAAGATTGTCCAAGCGTTATCTCCATCGAGGAACTCAGCTGCAATCTCTGAGAAATAATAAATATTAGATGTTCCATCTGCACCAACGTAAAGATCGTTTGCGCTAAGAGGGTAAAGAGGTGATGCGCCAGTAATACGGCGAGCACGAGGCATATCTGGAGAGAAAACGCGAGAACGAGCACGAGCTTTGTCAGGGTTAGCTGTCTTAAGGAACAAATCAATAGCGTAGATACCAGTGCGAAGTTCGTCAATAAAGTCTTGACTATCAAGAAGGGTATATGAAACACCTTGACGAGATATAGAGGTCACACGTTGCGGTAGAGCGCAGGTATCGTCACCTTCATATAGTTTTACTAGCTCTGTAGCTAAAACACGAGCAGCGGCTCTTCCAGCCGTTGGTGGAGGACTTCCGTAGGTATATGTAACCTCAACGCGAGACGAGAACCAACTAGACCCTGCAACACCAATAAGAGTTGAGTGGTCTGCAAGGTAATACTTGCTTGGGTCAACAATTTCTCCGTCTAAGTTTCTAACGGTGTGGACTTTTACAACCTTGCGACCACGAAGTCTTAAACGAGAAGAAGAGGTTGTTCCATCTCCTTGATAATCTTTATCGTATCCATATCCTACATATGGAACGTTTTCTACATTTCCATCAACAAGTACTGGAGCATAGTTAAAGTCTGAACCAGCGGTTCTTAGGTATGGATCAAATGATGAAACATAACGCTCTGTGACAGTTGTAATCCCTGAAAATTTACGGCCAGACATTCCCCATAGAAGGTAGGAAGCAGTCTTTGCAGCATCATAGGCATAATCAGAACTGGCATATTCGCCAAGTTCTTCTGGTGTTACCCATAAGTTGCTCATACTTATCTCCCGTCTCTAATAGAAAAAGCGGGCAACGTTTCAACGGTATATACCATCGGTACGCTGCCCGCCTCCTCTTATTTAATTACGCTGATGGATCCTCAGTTGACGCAACAATGTAGTCAATTGGTAGATCTGCATTGTAGTCTTCGTTACCTGGAACGTTGAACGCAGTTGTTGATCCTTGTGATGCAAAGTCTGTAACCGATAGGTATCCACGGTTACGAAGAACTGTACCTGTTGGTGAGACTGCTGTAGATGCAACATCTGTAGCTGTCTTTGCATAACGGAATGTTGTTGTTGTAGGAACTGCAGTGATTGTGTAAGTACCATTGAAGGTGCTATCCACGCCAGCTACAGTCACGCTCTGACCAACTAGGAAGTTGTGTGCTGTTCCAGTTGTCAAAGTAGCAACATTTGATGTTAAAGCCTTATTGCTGATTGTGTTAGTTGCTTCATCGAACCAGCGATAGAAGCCCTTAAGACCTGTTGGAGCCCATGATGCACGAGCATATGAGTATGAACGCTCAGAGGCTACTGGGAACTCCCAGCGGCCATCAAGACCTGAACCAAACTTGGTGTTTCCAAGGCCGTAACCTTCGAATGTTGTAGCAAGCATTCCGTTTTCAATAACACGGTCACCTGATTGACGTAGCTTGACGTATGGGAATACCCAGTGGAAGTAAGGGTTTGTTGCTGCACGACGTCCGTCTGCAACAGCAAATGACCAAACTTCTAACGCCACGCCGTTACCTGTTGGGTCATCGCCAACGGATGGTGCGGCCCAACCGACTGACTTATTGTTTGGTGATGCGAAAGAACCGAAGTTCTTGCGAAGCAACAAACCGCCTGAGATTAGGTGTGAAAGTTCTGTATCTGGTTCGCAAATTGCGAGTTCCATTGTGATTCGCTTAAGTGTGTCAGGGGCTTTGTATGATACGCATACAGTGCCGTCTGCTGACTTCTCAACGATTTCGTCACCCTCTTCATATTCTGGGGTGAAAGATGTGCGGAGGAACGCCGAGGTTGTGTAGCTGTCTCCTGCACCATTGAGCAGGGTTCCAGCGGCGTCCAGTCTGGTGACTCGGATCGCCACACCTTGGACGCTAGCCGCATAGTCCTGAGTGGCCATTCCAGTGTTCTCCTTTGTTTATTTTTACTAGGTTGTTGGTAGTGCTAGACGAATTGTGTAGAAAATGCTTGGATCAAAGTATACCGCTGCTGCACGAACTGCTTTGACTGTTAAGTCATTAGTGTTTGTACTTACAGTTGCACCTTGACCGAGATTTTCGTTCACAATCTCAATTTTGCTTAGGTGTACGTCAACAGGACCAGTTGCAAACATCCACTTATTTGAAGCAGACGCAGTGGTGTTGGCGTCGCTAAGACGACCAGCACCTGTGTAACCAGAACCAATGACTACTTCTGTACCTAAGCGTGTCATTGCCTTACCTGTTTTTCCTCCATCAGCTGGTGAATAGATGAGACGTGATCCTAAGATCGACGCAACATCACGGGTCATATGAATGACTCCGTTTGTTCCTGCTGGTGATGAAGAAATCGCTTGTTCTAACAGCATAAGTG